TTTTATGGGTATGGTAAAATCAATTAAGCGAGGAACAGGATGGTCACGAGTTGAAGTTTTGGACAAAACTGGCAGTGTCGGGATATTTGATGATGAAAATACAACTATTGAGACGGGTCGTTCTTACTTGGTTCTTTGTAATGACAACAGGATTGTATCTTTCATACCTTCTGATGAAATAAAAGAATCATCTCATGCTCTTGTGAAGTTCTTAAGTTACAAGCAACTTCCATATAAAGATGATGAGATGTTTGTAGTTTCATTTAAACCAAGAATTACAAAGACAGGAAAGAAGATGGCATCTTTAACTCTTGCAGACACAAGTAGAGATCTTCATTCAATCACAGTATTTCCTACATCATTTGCAAAAGCATATATGAATATTGAAGAAGGTAAGTCGTACAAGTTTGATTTTGGAAAAACAAAAGACGGAACAGTAACATTGGAGGATGTACATGTCGGTTAGTATAGAAGAAGCATTAGCACAACTTGATCCCAAGTTAAGAAAGAGATTGGGTAGCGGAGTAGGTGTTAACTATGAGTATCAGCCAACACCTAGTTTTGGCTTAAACCGTGCTCTGGGTGGTGGTCTTCCTTATGGTAGACAAGTTCTTATCTGGGGGTCAAAGTCCTCTGCAAAGTCCTCTATGTGCCTTCAAATGATTGCTCTAGCACAAGCAGAGGGCAAACTGTGTGCGTGGATTGACTCAGAAATGTCATACTCAGAAGATTGGGCTAGAACTCTGGGGGTAGATCCAGAAAAATTAATTTACTCACAGGCAAGAACCATTAGTGATATGGTAGATGTTGGTGTAGGCTTAATGAATGCTGGGGTTGACTTAATCGTGGTAGACTCTATTACATCAATGCTTCCAGCAATCTATTTTGAAAAAGATACTGATGAGATGAAGGCCTTGGAAAACACTAAACAGATTGGAGCCGAATCCCGTGACTTTAGTAACGCATGGAAAATGCTTAATTATGCTAACAACAAGGTTAAGCCTACTCTTCTTGTTCTTATTTCCCAGTCTCGTAATAATATTAACGCTATGTATACTAGCCAGCAGCCTTCTGGTGGCCAGGCTACTAAGTTTTATTCTTCTTGCATTGTTAAGTTATTTAGTTCCGAGTCCGACAATCAAGCGATTAAAGGAAAGATTAAAGTAGGGGATAAACTAATTGAAGAAAAGGTTGGCAGAACTATTAAGTGGGAACTTCAGTTCTCAAAAACCTCTCCAGGGTTCCAGTCTGGTGAGTATGATTTTTACTTTAGAGGTGACGATATTGGTCTTGATACCATTGGCGACTTGGTTACTACCGCAGAACTAAACGGTATCGTAGAGCGCACAGGTGCCTGGTATATACTTCCTGATGGCACAAAGGTTCAGGGTAAAGAAGCATTTGTAAATCGTGTTAGAGAGGATCTTGACTTGCAAGAATCAATTAAGTCAAAACTAAATGGCTAACTTTACTATCTATACTGGACAGTGGGTCTGCCATACATGCAAAGCCATAGTTCCAACGCTAAGATGTTATGCAGAGGAAAAAATGTTAAGTTGGATGTGTAAAGATAAGCATCTCACAAAGGTTTATTTAGGAAAAAGAAAGAAGAGCGACTTTGACGGAGAAGAGTGAGTCTAAGAGAATAGGTGCCAAGCAGCATAAAAACTCTGGACGTAACACACAAAAGGGAGATGCTTCCTGGAAAAACTTTGTTGTAGATTTTAAAGAAGTTGGTAAGTCATTTACTTTAAACAAAGAGGTTTGGGCTAAGGCTACAACAGATGCCATGAAGAATGGTAAAGACCCAGCCATTGTTGTTGTAATCGGCGAGGGTAACTCAAAGGTAAGACTTGCTATAATTGAGATGAGCATTTTAGAACAACTTACAGAGGATGGTGTATAATAGTATTATGAACACAGGACACGAACCAAAAATAAAAGTAGTACCAAGAATTATTAAAGACTTCTTTACTGATGAAGAAGTAGAGGTTTTACAAGCAATTATAAAGTATCAAAAGAATGCTAAGGACTTGGACGAGTTCTACGCACCAATGGTGCTGGCTGAACTATCAAGAATGCAGATAGAAGTAATGTACCCAATACACATACAAAGAAAACTTGAAAAGTTTGCTTCAGATATGGTTGGAGAAGAAGTTTTTATGTACCACAACAGTTACCTAAGTTACAATAAAGACCATAACTCTACTTCAAATCCAAAATTACCAGTACACTACGATTCAGACAATTATTATTCTAAAATGACAATGGATTATCAGTTGGGGGCTAACATAGATTGGCCGATAGTAATCGAAGGTGAAAGTTTTAATCTTCAGTATGGAGATCTTCTTGTATTTTGGGGTGCTGGTCAGGTACACTGGAGAGAGCCTGTATTGTTTAAAGAAGGAGACAATACTGAAGTTTTGACAATGCATTTTTCAACAAGAGAAGACTTCGAAACATTAAATTTTGTTTCTCGTGATCCAGAAAGAAGAAAAGAAAGACTTAAGGTCTGGCAATCAGATCCAACATTTTTAAAATACAACAACGATTTTTTTGCAAAAGAAGCAGAAGTAACTAAAACAAACAACGACAACTCTTAAAAAGGAAAAACAAAATGCAAAACGAGAACACTACGATTGATATGGTAAACGGTCTTGCAGAAATTGCAGACTATATGCAAGACGAAGAACTAACTACAGCGCTTACATTTATTGCTAAGGTAATTCTTAAGCCAGACATTCCTTTAAATGTTGCTACAGTGGAGATAGTAAGACTTCAGGCTATTGCTGCTAAGATGGCATTCAAAGCAACTTGGATGGCTAATGTCGACAAGTCAGATCGTGGCAAAAAGAATCTTTATTATACTGCAGCAGAGTCAATCAACAATCTTGTTTCTGCCTTAAAATACATCACCCGCTAATCTGCTATACTTATACTAACAGAAACGAGAAATAATGACGAAGAATTTATTGCATACGGTAATGATAAAGCCAGAAGAAAAGCCAATTCACCCCATCGATATTGCTGGGCTTGAGGCAAAGATTAAAGAAGGCTATACGATTACTCGTGTAGATAAGCATACAACAAAGAAGACTTTTGCTCCATCAACTATTGCCTACGGGCATGGTGAGTGTGCTCGATACTGGTACCTTGCTTTTGATGGGCAGATGTTCGAAGATAATGCAGATGCTTATAGCGCAGCCAATATGACTGCAGGAACTCTATCACATGCAAGAATTCAAAACGCAATGCTAAACGCTGGAATAGCAAAAGTTTATCGTGATGAAAATAACGAAGCCACCACAGAGTTCAAGATTACAAATCAAGATCCTCCTATCTTTGGATATGGAGATGTCATGTTTGATTGGCAAGGCCAAGAACTCATTGGTGAAATTAAAACAATGATGAACGAAGGGTTTGAATATAGAAAGGCATCAGGCAAGGCCAAGAATGGTCACTTGATGCAGTTACTAATCTATATGAAGATCTTAAAGAGACCAACTGGTGTTATGATTTATGAAAATAAAAATAATCATGAACTCCTTTTGATCCCTGTAGATGTAAACGATCATTACCGTCGGTGGGTAGACCAGGCATTTGATTGGATGAGACTAGTTCGCAAGACATGGGAAGACAGAACCCTGCCAAACAAAAACTATAGATCAAACTCCAAGATATGCAAGTCATGCCCAATTAAAAAAGCATGTGAGTCTGCAGGCCCAGGCGTACTAAAAATAGCGCCCTTGGAGATTCTCGGTGAACAATTGTAGATGCTGCGATAATAATTTTGAGCCAACCGTATCCTATCAGATATATTGTTCTCAAAACTGTAGAGACATTGCAACAAAAGAAAAAATTGCAGCGAGATATCTGCAATCAAAAAGGCAAAAAAGAAAAGGTAAGGTAAGGCTTTGCAAGTCTTGTTCTTTACCTCTTTCTATATATAACGATGATCCGATATGTTCTTCTTGTGCAGTAAATCCAGACGCAGTAAATAAAGCAATCAAAGAAATAAAAGGAAAACTAAATGGTAAAAAATAAATGGGGCCTAGAAGTAAAGCCACACAAGATTTGTGCTATTGATGCCAGCACAAACAGCCTTGCCTTTGCATTATTTTCTGGCGATGATCTTGAGTCTGTAGGAAAAATATATTTTGAAGGAAGTAATGTATACGAAAAGGTTATGGATGCTGGTAAAAAAGTAAAAGCATTTTTTGATATTTACGGTGGGTTTGAAGCAATTGTAATTGAGCATACTGTCTTTATGAATAGCCCAAAGACCGCAGCAGATCTTGCTTTGGTTCAGGGAGCAATACTTGGATCAGCAGGACAAACTGGGACAAAGGTTATAGGAAAAGTTTCTCCTATTACTTGGCAAAATTTTATAGGTAATAAAAAAATATCTAAGGATGAACAGTTGTTTATTCGTTCACAAATACCTGGAAAATCTGAGTCCTATTATAAAGCGCATGAGCGTATGCTTAGAAAAGAAAGAACTATCAGATTTATTAATACAATCTATGATAGAACTATTACTGATAATGATGTTGCCGATGCGTGTGGCATTGGGCACTGGGCGATAAAAAATTGGGGTAAAGCAATTGGAATTGACAAATAGTATCATGGCTGCTAAACTATATACAAGTGAAACCTTTATGCGTAAGAGATATCTTATGGATAAAAAGACACCAGAAGATATTGCAAAGGAATGTGGATGTTCTCTAGAAACTATCTATGTTTACCTTGCTAAATTTGGATTAAGGAAATCAAGACGATGAATAAAATTGAAAAAGCGTTGATAGCACTTGCTGTAGTAGGCAGTGTTGGTTTTGCTTTTGCCTTTACTATACTAAAGGGAGTCCCAGAAGCATTTGATTGGGAGGAAGATGATGAGTGAGAATTTAAACATAACAGTTGATCAAGTAAACAACCCTTTACATTACACCTCAGACCCATCTGGTATTGAGTGTATAGAGATTACTAGACATCGTAACTTTAATATTGGCAATGCGTTTAAGTATTTGTGGAGAGCAGGACTTAAAGATGAAGAAAAAACTATTCAAGATTTAGAAAAAGCAATATTTTATATCAAGGATGAAATCAATAGGTTGGAGGGTAAATATGTCAACCGAAGATGATTTAGTTAAGCATTTAGATCAAGTAAACTTAGTTGTAGAAGAATACCTAAAGGGCAACGATCCAACTGTAATCTCTAAACAACTTGACATTCCAAGACAAAGAGTGGTAACTCTTATTAATGAGTGGAAAGTTATGGCATCTGCTAATGATGCTATCCGTGCTCGTGCTAAAGAAGCCTTGGCTGCTGCAGATACTCACTACAGCAAGTTAGTCTCTCGTACATATGAAGTTATTGACGAAGCATCAATGACAAATAATCTTAGTGCAAAGACTGCTGCGATTAAACTTGTTATGGACATTGAGTCTAAAAGAATTGACATGCTACAGAAGGCTGGCCTTCTTGAAAATAAAGAACTTGCTGAAGAGATGGTGGAAATTGAGCGCCGTCAAGAAGTTCTTGTTTCAATATTAAAAGATATTGCATCTGAGTATCCGCAGGTTCGTGATGAGATAATGCGTAGACTGTCTTCATTTGCAAAAGACAACGAGGTGATTACAGTTGTCCACGACATTCAATGATTTTTTTGAAGTCCTAAAAGATAACAACTTTGAAGAAAACCCAGTAGATGCAAAAACATTTGTTGAGGGTGATGCATACTTAGGTCAGCCTGGTCTGTCTGATATACAGTATGACATCGTTGAAGCAATGAGCCAAATATATCGTAAAGAAGATCTCATTGACATAATGGGAGAAGAAGAAGGCACAAGATACTTTGAAAAATACACCAAGAACGAAATTATTCTGCAACTTGGCAAGGGATCTGGAAAAGACTTCGTATCAACAGTAGCATGTGCATATATCGTATACAAACTTCTATGTTTAAAGGACCCAGCAAAGTATTTTGGTAAGCCATCTGGCGATGCTATTGACCTAATCAATGTTGCTATTAACGCACAGCAGGCTAAGAATGTTTTCTTTAAAGGTTTTAAATCAAAGATTGAAAGATCTCCATGGTTTGCTGGAAAGTATTACGCTAAAGCAGATTCAATTGAGTTTAACAAGTCTATTACTGTTTATTCTGGTCACTCAGAAAGAGAATCACACGAAGGGCTAAATCTTCTCCTTGCAGTTCTTGATGAGATTTCTGGTTTTGCATCTGAAGTTGGAACGGGGAATGAACAAGGAAAGACTGCTGAGAATATCTACAAGGCTTTCCGTGGATCAGTAGACTCTCGTTTCCCAGACCTTGGAAAGGTGGTTTTGCTTTCATTCCCAAGATACCCAGGAGATTATATCTCAGAGAAATACGACGCAGTTATTGCAGAAAAAGAAGTAGTTGAAAGAACCCACGAGTTTATTATTAATCCATTGCTACCTGATACAGACCCAAACAATAAGTTTGAAATTTCCTGGGATGAAGACCATATCGTCTCATACAAATACCCAGGAGTGTTTGCACTAAAAAGACCTACATGGGAAGTAAACCCAACAAGACAGATTGATGATTTTAAGATTGCCTTTATGACTGATCTTGGAGATGCAATGATGCGCTTTACATGCGTACCAACATTTGCCTCTGACGCATTCTTTAAACAACAGGAAAAGGTAAGAGCCTGCATGACACTTAGAAACCCTGTGGATAACTTTAGAAGGTTTGACGAAGCATTCAAACCAGATCCAACTAAAAAATATTATGTACACGCTGACCTTGCACAGAAGCACGATAAGTGTGCTGTTGCAATTGCACATGTAGAAAAATGGGTAAACATACAAGTCATTAATAACTACGAACAAGTAGCACCAATTGTAGTAGTAGATGCAGTAGCCTGGTGGGAGCCAAAGGTAGAGGGCCCAGTTAATCTTTCAGAAGTTAAACAATGGATTCAAAACCTTAGAAGAATAGGGTTTGATATTGGAATGGTTTCTTTTGACCGTTGGCAGTCTTTTGATATTCAGAATGAATTAAAGCAGGTTGGAATGAAGACTGATACTGTTTCTGTTGCTAAGAAGCACTATGAGGATATGGCTATGCTTGTATACGAGGAAAGACTTGCTATGCCTGCAATTGATTTATTATTTGATGAACTAACCCAGTTAAAGATCATGAAAAATGATAGAGTTGACCACCCACGCAAAAAGTCAAAGGACTTGGCGGATGCTGTGTGTGGAGCAATATTTGGGGCAATATCACATACCCCAAAAAATATGGACAACGAGGTAGAGGTTCATACCTTTAGGGATAGGCCTAAGCAGTTTGACGAACTACCTGACAATGTGATACACTATAATCCTAGCCAAATAGAAGATATAAAAGACTATTTGGATAGACTAAAAACACTATAACAAGAAAAGAGATAAAATGAATTCATTCAAGAAAGTATCGCTAATCATCGCTGCAGCCCTGACTAGCACAATGCTCGTATCGCCAGCAGCGCAAGCAAACGCTGGAACTGTTACCCTAACGGTAGCGGGTTCTGCAGCAACAGGTGGTACAGTATCAACAGCACCTGTAGCACTACCAGTACCAGCAGATAACAGTATCGATGCAGCAGATGCATTGAAGATTGCTGTAACATCAGTAGACACTGGAACAGTAGTAACAGCAGTTGCAACTAATGCAACAATTGTTTCTGCTCTAGCAACATCAGCAGCACCAGTAACCGCATCAAGCGGATCTTCAACACTTTCAGTTTCAACAGGAACTGGAAACTCAGCAGACTTTTATGTATATACTAAAAGTACAGCAGTAGGAACAGTAGCAATTACTCGTGCTGGAACTACAACAGTTTACTATGTACAAGGTACCGCAGGTGCTTTGAACTCAATCGCTATCACCGCACCAGCAACTGGAGCAGCGGGAACAGTTGCAACTCTTAAGGTAACAGGATATGATGTATTCGGTAACGTAAAGGGTGGGGCAACAATTAATACACTAGTATCTTCAAACGGTGCTGCAACAACAACAGCGCTAACAACAGATACAGCAGTAGCAACACTTGGAACAAAGGAGCAGACAGTAACACTTCCTGCTTCAGGTTCAGTTGTTGTTACAGCATATGCAACAGTTGCAACAGCCGTTACAGGCCTTACAGCACCAATTGGTGCAGTAAATGCAACAATTGTAGTTCGTGATCTTGCAGGAGAACTAGCAGCAAAGACTGCAGAACTTGCAGTTGCTAACTCAGCACTAGCAGTTGCTAATGCAGCACTTGCAGCAGAGAAGTCTGGTCGTGCACTAGATTCTGCTACCGCAACATCAAAGGCAGCAGCAGCAGCAGTTACAGCAAAGGCTGAAGCAGATCTTGCTAAGGCTACATACAAGGCGGAATACAATGCACTTGCAACTAAGTGGAACAAGAAGTTCCCTAAGCTAA